TTGTACTGAAGCCATGGGGCTGTTTGTCGGAGGAGTCCTTTTTGCCTTCTGTGCAACAGGTGCTGCCTCTTCAAGTTCTTCCTCGATAACATCCTCTTCTTCAGAAACCTCCTCTTCAACCTCTTCTACATCTTCGATGTCTAAGTCGTCCAAGTCAACAGTTTCCTCTTCCTCGATTTCAACTTCCTCTACTACCGGTGCCGGTTTACCTTTTACTTTTGCCATTTGGATGGCCTCCTTTCAAATTAGGTTTCATTATAGTAATTGTATCATTCCCTTAGGACTTTGTCAATACATTTTAAAAATATTTTTCTAGATACCTGTTAGTCTCTCAAGTCATTGGATACGGATAGGTCACCCTCACATACTTCCACGTTAGCCTGTGTAACTAGTATGGTTGCATGGGGGTGGTAGTACTTGTAGAGAAAGTCTACCAAAGGCTTAGCTGCTTCCTTCAGTTCCTGAGATACCTTGAGAATCTCATCTCTGGTCCCACTCATTTCCTTCCCTCCCTTATTGATACTGCTTCCTCAACAGAGTATGCAACCCCTACTCTTGCTCCAGCTTTTGAGAGTAGCTTTATTACCTCTGTCTGTATCTGTGATGGGCCATTGCCTGGCATCTTCGCCTCGATTGCTATGAATCGACCTTTCCAGCAACCTACAATGTCAGGGACCCCTGCTATTTGGAAGATGGAGCCGTGGACTTTCATCCACCATCCACCCTCAGCTTCTAAACGGTCCATCATCTTTCCTACAAGCCTTGTCTCAGGTTTTGGCATCTTGATACCTCCTCCTGTGATAACACCTAATGTTTTCTGCATTGGTCATTGGCTCAAGATTAGAAAACCAGTTATGAAGTTTTATCTCGTCTTTGTGGTTTACAGTAAAACCGGTAATATCAAGGCCTCCCGCTACAGCTACTATTTCATGTATCTTGAAGCTACAGGATTTCCTTTTGAAACGCATTACTATCTTCAAATACCCTTTATGGTTAGGTCTCCCAGAACGTGCACCTTTTAAACCGTATACTTTACCTGTTTCTAGGTCAACTCTAAGTTTTCCTGATGCCAAGATTTCCTTTAGTAACTTGTAGCGTTCGGCCTTCATTACCTCAACCCCCTAAATCTCGATTTCTTCTACTTCTTCCTCAGCTGTCTCTTCACCAACGAGTTCATCCTCTACATCGTCTTTGGCATTGACTCTTCCCCAGCCCTTCGGGCCTTTTACAGCTCTCCACTTGTCAACAACATCCACAGCCTGCTTCTTCTTACCGTCCTTGGTATACTCTCTGGTTCCTGTAGTTATACCAATTATCTTGCTGATGTATTTGTCGGTGTCAACAGCGAAGGCTGATTTGGGTACCTCGATACCACAGGCCAGGATAGTGTTTCTGAGGTTGAATAAACTCTGTGGAGTCAGTGAAGTGTTATCATAGATCTTGGTACCTTTGTGTTCCCCACTGCCTACAGTAAACTCCCACTTGAGGTATTTTCCCTTGTCCCCCTGCTCGACGGTGATTTTGGATACCTTACAGATGTAGTCACCATCCGGAACACTTAACCCAGGACCTTCACCTACATTGCTGAAATCTGCTTTGAACTTTGCCATTGTTAAAACTCTCCTCTCATTATTTTTTGGACTGCATCATAAGTTGGATTAACAATAGCCGCTGGAGCTGGCTTTGGACATCCAACTGGAAGCCTTATCTTTGTCGTGTACTTTGAGTTTGGTCCGAGCCTCATGCAGAACTTGGTTGATTTAATTTCCTTGCCATCTTTAGTTACTATAGATTCACGAACATATGTGTGCCCAATGAAGTCTACTGCTCCCCCAATGATACCACGGACACTTCTGGTAACCTGAGGAAATACTGTCGGAATATCACTGTCTACATCGTCGTCATCCGATGAGTTTTCCTGTGCTATAAAGAGGACGTTCATTGGGAGATTACGGAAGTCAAGGATCCATCTCTGCATGAGTTGAGATAGTCCCCCGTAGTCACGTTTGTTAGGCATATCCATGTCTTTGAGTGGGTCCCAATTACTCTCTTTCTTCATTATCCAGTTGAGCATGAGCTTCTGAAGATTGCTGAGGTGGTCAATAATCACAGAAGCAAATTGATGATTGCCGCCTTTCAAATACCAGTAGGCCATTTGGAATAGGTCAAAGGTATCAATGGACCTCTTACATGACTCTACAGTACCTACTGCAGATTTCGTTCCTCGATCATTGACATCTAGAAATAGTCGGGGTCCCGGTAAAGTACTACCAAATCTTGTCTTTCCTGTACCGTTTCTACCATAGACTAGTCCTTTGATATGTCCTTCTGATTCTTCTGTGATATCTTCAATGCCTTCCTCAAACTCAGTAGTGTCCATCACATTCAGTCCTGAGGCTTCCTGTGTCGTAGCTACCGTATCACTGTTCAAATCATCCAGAGTGTCCATAGAGTCAAGGTCTAAGTCCTCTTCAGGTTCAATCGTCTGACTCTTCTTCTTTGATTTCTGGGCCATCTTCTTCATCTCCTTTCGTAAAGTTAAGCTTTATAAGATTCTCTGTATTGAGTCCCTGGAGTTCTGCAATACACAGGTCTCTGTAGTCGCACCGGGGACGGTCACAGGTCCAATTCAAAGAACGGGCTATACCCTTTCCCTTGAGCATCTGAATCTGGTTAGCTGTACTGATTAGTTCATTCAAAGTGATTTTAAGCATGGTTGCTGACTTAGCCATTGGTATTCTGACAAAGAATACATTCTCATCAAGCCTCTTGAGGAATTCAACATATGGCTTTGGGTCTAGACCTGCTTTCTTTAAAGCCGATAAGTAAGTCCACTTATCCGTATCAATCTTGGCTTGGGACATTTGTCCGTTCTTCAGGGGATGGGGTACTGTGGGTGGTTTAGTGCGAATGTAGTCAAACATCACTCCAGCTACGTCTTCCCGTTTCAACTTGAACTTTGGGGCAATTTGATACAATACCCACAGGTAAATGGCTGTTTGGATATCTGTGGTCCTGAAGTTATCAGTTGGGATTGACTTCTTCATAGTCTTCCTCTCAAAGCACCAGACCTTACCAGTTCTCTTGTTTCGGGCTATCTTGTCAATCCTACCCACAAGAACAATGTTAGTGTTAGGTATCCGTATCATGAACTGCTGCTCACAGACGATAGTTTCCCACTCCTTGTCTACCTCCTTGTAGGTTTGTTGATAAGCCCTAAGCATACGGAGTACCTGATTAGGCAAATCACCCAGCTCAGCCTTCTCCTCTTCAAATAACTTATCATACTCCTTGGCCTTAAGGGCCTTAAGTACCACCAACCAATCCTGCCCATTGTCTAATGCCTCAAGACAACTGTGAACCCAAGAACCTTTCCGGAGGGGAACAGCCTTCTTCTTTGGCTTCAGCTCCTCGTCATACCGGTAGCTATACAACTTTTGGCATTTCCTCCACTTGTTAACTTTGGAGACTGATACCTCGATCAATCCTTCACCCTCTACTTCTCCAAGTTTGATACAATTTGGGTCAATTTCCTTCATCTCTTCACCTCCTTTCATGTAAGTACATTATATCACTGTTGGTCAACTATGTAAACCCTTTGTTTTGGAGAACTTTATGGCCTCCTCAAGGGTTACAGGTTTATCAAACTCCAGGTACCTATTATTGATAACCCACATCCGATATTTAGCTGGACGGAAAGGACATTTGAGTCTGGTACACTTCCCATTATCAATAATTGAACCACACCTACAATATTGAATCTTCCCCGGCTCCAACATTTGACCTCACCTCTCTCTATAATTACATTCCCACTCAGCAAACTCAATACCACAGGCTGGGCACTCAAATATACTATTACCCTTGTCATCCCCAGAGTAAGAGTCCAGAGACTTTATCCATTCCTTGCACTGTGGGCATTCTACTTCCACTATCTTCTGTGGTTCTCTCTGCTTGAAGGGGAGTGGTTCCCCTGGCTTCCAATCCTGTGCATCTCCCCAGTGATTACCTATTTTGATAGCACCAGGTACAGGTAATGGCAACTCGTAACCGAACCATTTCTTCAACCTATCGGGATCATCAAAGTTTTTCTTAATTT